TATCAACGAGCGTCGTTGATTCGGTCAGAGTTCTCCCTGCTTGTTTCAAGACGGAGTCTGCGAGTGTGAGCGCGTCCGTGAGGATCCGCGCCGTGGTGCGGAGTGTGGTGTCAATGAGCGGTATGGTTTCCGTGAGGGTCTTGCCCGCACGATTGAGGATGCTATCGGCGAGCGCGAGAGCGTCCCCGAGCGTGCGGGAAACTTGTTTGAGCATGGTATCAACGAGAGTCACGGTCTCAATGAAAACTCTTTGAATGGCGAGTACGATCTGGAATGTATCAACTGCGGTCACGATCTCCGCGAGTACTTTCCCACCCTGTTTGAGAAGCGAATCAACAAGCGATATCGCTTCGGAGAAAATCCTTCCTGTGGTCTTGGTGATCGTATCCACTATCGTTATGGTCTCGGTTAGGATTCTTGCGGTGATCTTTCCGATGAACTCGTCAACGAACGTGATTACCTCCGTAAGCGTCCTATTCGTGATCTTGGCGGTCAGAGTGTCCACAAGCATTGAAACCTCGCTCATAACCTTGCCAGCCGCCTTGAGCGCGGTATCCACGAGTGCTACTGCCTCAGAGAGTACCTTCCCGCCCGTCTTAATAATCGCGTCAACGAGGACGCTCGACTCCGAGAGCACTTTATTTGGCGTCTTGACGATTGCGTCCACAAGCGTCGCGGCTTCCGTGAGTGTTTGGGTATATTGCGTGCCGAGATCTTCGTTCCAACGGATCCAGAGGTGATTTGCCTCGCTTGGATCGCTCCCGAAGTCTTCGCATCGAATGTATTCGGAGGTCACGCTGCCGTCGTCATCTATGGCGAGCGCGAGCGAGTTATCCGACGCCCAGCCTGCGCGATCCACAATCTCTTGAATGATAGTTTTTATGTCGGGCGTACTGATAAGAGATGCTGCTGCTCCCGAGGTTGGATCCCAGTCTATCTGTGCGGTGGTGCGAGCTCTCCCTTGCCAGTTTGCAAGCGTCGAAAAAATTGCGGTGTTATCCTCATCTATGCCTATGAGTTTGAGATTCGGCGTTCCGACGATTGCCGCGTCCATGAAAAACTGGAGGTATGCTTCATCAATCGTTTTCGCGTTTGGGATCACGACGTTTCTGAATCGCTGCGCGATATTACTTCTATCGCCCGAACCTGCTCCTCCGATTCCCGCTTCGAGGTCTGCTGCGGTTACTGTGAAGACTGAATCAGTCTCGTTCTCGAGCGCATCGTCGTCATCGGATTCGATTTGTTGATGGTAGATATTCGTGATGAGCTGCGCGTCGGTTCCGAGTTTTATCACGATGATCCTCGGACGCCGCGCTACGACGGTCGTGCCATCTATCGTCTTGTGGTAGAGGGTGATCGTTTGGCTTGCTGCCGTGAGTTTTTGGATCCCACAAAGAACAATGGGACATTTTGAGGTCGTATCTGCGAACTGTAAACCCTTGATCTCGTCAATCGTCGTGCCATTCGCGTCGAGCGCGAGCGAGTGGGTATCGTCTACCTCCGCGCTGCCAAGGATGAGATACCATTTTGCCTCGGGCGTGAAGGTTACGCTTGCGGCGGTCTGGTAGCTTGTGGAGGCGGTGCTCGCGTCGGTTGCCTCTTGTGAGTTGACGGTATATCCAGAAAGCGGGATCGCTGCGATCCGCGCGTTCTTGATCTTCGCCGTTCCGAAAGCGTTTTCTGAACAATAGCGGATCTTAATAGTGCGCGAGGCGCCGCTTGCGAGGTTGGCGATGTCTATGCCTCCGACGGGATAGTAGATATTCGCCGCGTTTGCCTCGAAGTTTCCCTCGGCGACGACCGTGCCTTCAACAGTGAGTTCCACTTTACAATCATAGCTCGTACTCGAGTTCGTGATCTCCGCGCTCCAGATGATGAGGTAGTCTTGCGTTGATGCGGGGGTGAAGGTGAGCGTTGTTTTGTCTTGCATTGTGGTGCTGGTGGTCGTCGCTTCGCCTTCGCTCTCCGCGTATTCATGCGAGACGTCCCAAGCCCAAAGGCGTGATCGGTAAAACTCGGTATAGGTTGTGGTTCCGTTTTTGTTTTTATATTTCGATCTCAAGGTCGTCGAGGTTGCCGAAAGGTTGATCTGTTTGATCCCAATAATCGGCGTAGTTGCGTCACCCACGTCGGTCTGCGGCTGAAAGGTGTTGATCGTCGTTTCGGATCCTTGATCGTATGTCCAGAGCGTTTCTTGGTTGTTTGATGTCCCTTCCGAGTTGACTCCTGATTTGTAAAAGAGCAAATGGTTACCCGCTGACGGCGTGAAAGCCGCGGATTTCAGGTCAAGCACGTTGTCGGACGTGTTGAGCTGCATCTTTACTGTTCCGTGGCTTCTCACGCCGTAAAACTTCGGCATACATAGTGCGGGTTTATCTTTTTAGTCCACGTCCACTTTCCATGTCACCTGCAAACTGTCGCCGTTCACGACGTTCACTGCGCTAAACGTCTGGCGGCAGAGCAAGACTCCTGCGGAAGATGCGTTCAAAACTCCTGATTCAGTCACGGCTTTGGTGCCTGTCACCGAGAAAGTGTTCACGAGCTGGGCGGTATCATTTGTTACGTCCGTGGTCACGCGGGAGGCGCTTGAGTTTGCCCGCGCAAGTCCCGAGTCCGTGATTTCCGTTTCGAGCGCGGTGTTGCCTGCGGCAGCTGCGGTGGTTCCCGTACCCACGGCGATGTAGGTGAACGCCGCCTCAGCTCCCGCGCCGTTGATGCGCGATGCCACGCCTGCCATGCCTGCGTTGGTTACGAGGTTGGCCACGTTCATGCGGCTTGTCCAGAAACCCGTAATGAAAGGGATACGCAGGCCGTAGAGCGCGAGTGAGGCAATAAACCCTTTCGCGGGTGAGCCGTCCTCGTTTCGGATCTTGATGCCTTTGCCCGCGGCGAGCTTGCGGAAGAACGAGAAGATTACCTTGTTGAGGGCGTTGTCTTGAAAGAGCCTTTTGAGCTCTCCGTTCTTTCCGACGAGCTGATAGCCGACGTTGAGATGGCGGCCTAAATGAGCTTTTGCTCCGAACCTTTTCTTGAGTGCTTCTAGCATATACGTTGGTAGTTATTAGATAGTTTTTCCCGTGAGATCTTTGATTGCTTTGTCCGCTTCACGGTGAGCGGCTTCGACCTTTGCTGATTTCACGGCGAGCTCTTTATCACTCGCGTAGGTTGAGAGATATTTCTTGACCTCCGCGGTAATAGTTCCCTCGGTCGTGCCGAGAGGAAATGAGAGCCGCCGCGTTTCCAGCTCCTTGCCTTCGGTGTCGAGTATTCCGATCTCGACGTCGAGGTAGGTGCCGTTATCGGCTTGGCTGTCGTATTTTGTTATGCTTTTTATTTTTCCTTTGTAGGTTGGTAATGCGGTCATAGAGTTGGTTGGTTACGTTAATTGCTTGCGTTGTTGCCATCGTGCCGTTGAGTGGAGCTTCATGTGTTCACTCTTTGTCATGAGTTCTAAATTTTCAGGTCGATTATCCGTCTTGATGCCATTTCGATGGTGCACGATTTCTTCTGGATCGAGATTGCGTCCCTCGATTTGCGACATTATCAAACGATGCACTGGTATATACCTATTTTTGTTCGCCATGGGATGTTCTGGATGCAAGAGACGAATGTATCCGCCATCGTGATGATACATTCCATCTTTCCAGCGCGGATTATTTGAGCCGCGCATTGCGACCTTTAAGGATTCGTCCTTGCATTGACGCGAACAGAAACGAAACGATCTGTCATTATTGTGAAGGCGGTATTGATGGATAAATACTGTTATGCCGCATTGTTCGCATTTCGTCGGTATTTTTTGTCTTCGCATATCAATCAATGCTAATTTCAGAAGGGCGCGTATAACACCTGCACGAGGGATGAATCGGCGGCGTCCCGATATCGTCGTAGTCGACCTTCATAGTTGAACCGTCGCTCCCTGTGATCTCGTCGCCTTTCTCAAAAAAGTTTTCTTCGATGCCAATTACTTTGCCGTGCAATGGTTCACAAAAAGGACAAACTCTCTCATCGGCGGCAGTATAAAATTTTATTGTCTTCACCACTCCCGTTTGTTTCCACGCTTCTTTTGTCGCTTCGTTTGCTACGCGGAAGGTTTCGGTGCGGGCGACTTGTGCGGCGCGTACCTCATCGCTGAATTCTTCGATCTGAGAGATGTCGCTCTCAAGATCGTCAAGCGATGCTCCCGATGAAAGGCTCGCGTTGATCTTTTCTTGGAGGAGCGAGAGCGTGGTTTTGTTGTAGGACTCACTCATGAGCTGGATCCCGCGGGCAAGCGCTTTTTTCACGTCATCGTTGAGGATGTTGAGATCTGCGATGCCGAGGAGCTCCGCGGCTGCGGCGCCTTCGGTCTTGGCGAGATCTTCGACGAGCGGAGTGAGAAGATCCACGAGGAGCGCCATGCGCTTGTCAATATCGAGGAGCTTGTCGGGACTGATGTCCTTACTCTTGAGTGCCTGCTCCAGATTCTCTCTCACCTCTTTGAAGGTATCCTTGTTATGCTCGCGGATTTTATCTATGGCGAGCTTTTCGTATTTATCCACGCGTGCGGCGAAGTTTTTCCATACCACGTCGTATTCCTCATCGGTGAGCGTGGTGATGTTCTTGTTTTTGATCTCTTTCGTTTTTGTTTCGATATTCTCGAGCTCCTTTGTAATCGCTTCGGAAATTGAGAGTGAGATCGTTTTACGAGTCTTTGCGATGCGGGCGGCGCGAGTAATAGGCGCTCGGATCCCGTTGCGCTTGATCGTCGGTCGGTCTGCCGCTTTTGGCTTGGGAGCGCCGAGCGGGATCTTCGAGAAGTCGGTCATGACGTTCTCTCCGCGATCTACTGGATCAAGTCCGAAGTATTCCTCTCGAGCTTCGTTGATGCTCATGACGGGTTGATTCCCAGTTGCGACTGCCATTTCTTGGATCCTAAGCTCTCGATTTTCAGGCACGGGGTCTTCAAAGTCGAGGTGGAGATTATCGCCGTAACGCGGGACGAGAAACTCGTTGATGTAGGTGGTGATGAGCCTCATCTTCGGCTTGATGGTTCGAAGCGCGAAGATGTAGTTTGTCGCTTCGGCGTTGGCGCGGTTCACGTCCTCGGTGATCCCGAGCACGGATTTCGGAACGCGGAAGGCGGCGAGGATTCGGGATCCCATGCGATCCATTAGGTTGCCGAAGTCCATGTCTTTTTGAGTCTCTCCCCCAGGCTTATAGGTAGTGCCTTTCGGGAGTGCGGCGACGCGGTAGGCGTTCTCTACGCCTTTGAAGATATTCTCGAATGACTTTTTGAGATATTCGAGTTGCTCTGGGGTGTAGGCGCTTTCACTCTCGAGAAATCCTCCGATGCGGGCGCCATTCAGGAAGAAACGCCGATTGAACTCTTGCGCGTAGTTGTCGGCGTCTATCCATTGGGCTGCGGTCTGGACGGTGCCGATGCCTTCTATTGGGTCTGACGGGTCGGGATATTTTATGTGCAGGATCTCGTGTGGCTTGTAGTATTTCGTGGTCGTGTTGAGGCGGAGCTCGTAGCCGAGGATTGTGTAGGGGAAATCATCGCGCTTTGCTATTACGCGCGTGCGCGAGGGGTCGAGGAGGTAGATAGCCCGCGGCTTGTCTTTATCTGTTTTTACTCCGTCGAGGAGCCAGTAGGCGTTGCCGACGGATTCAAGGTGCGCGGCAGTGTTGTATTTGAGCTCAAGTCCCGTTTGCTGCGGGTTCACGGCGTCGAGGATGTCGAGGAGCTCGTGATCGTATTGGCGTTCGTAGTCGCCTGCTTTGTTGATCGTATAGAGTTCGAGTGGGATTGCCGCGACGTCCTCAGCGATGGCGCGGATACAGGCGGCGGTGTAGCCACTGAAAACTTCGAAGGCTTTTTGCGGATCTACTTTTTTGAGATTCCGCCAGAGCAGAAAAGGATCCGCGACAGTCATCCCTGTCGAGGTGAATGAAGCGGCTTTGCGTTCAAGCCCTATCTTATCGAGGATTTTTTCGACGATGGTCATGTGCGTATGATGCCTGAGGCACATCCGCCTCTGGCGGAAAAAACAAAAAAGGGCTTGCAACGCAAACCCTCTGCTGTTTTAAGCAAAAAGCTTACGTCACAAGCCCTGTAGATTCCTACCCAGGCCTTGAACCCCAAATGGGGTACAGGTTGTCAATACTCGTATTCTACCACCCTTCGTTTTGGTGGTCAAACTTTTGCAATCACGATGTTCAACCTTAATCGCCTAGCTCGCATGATCTTGTCCAACTTTTTCTACGACATTGAATTTTCTTCTCAAAGCGTTAATAACTGATTCACGTAAACCTTCCGTGCGAGTAAGCTTTATGAAGTATGGACTCCTTATCAAGTTTTCATTCGGCTCAGAGAGTATGGAAAGATTTTGTGACAAATGACTCTCCAATTTTTCGATTTCTTCACTCTCCTTCTTTCGATCGGAGCTATTCAGTTCTGCCTTGATGATATCAATATCAAAAATATCTAAGAAGTTCACCCCCCCCCTCTCATTCGGTTGGATGACCTCATCTTGCGGGACTTTGTAGTATTCACTCATACTATGGTGATAAATTTAGGGTAATATTTCGACCTTTCTTTCAGACTAAAGTATAATCGAATTTTTGCTAGAAATCAAAACGGGATTATCTGAAACCCGTCCCCTGCTTCCTCGGGCTTTCGCTTGACGGTGTACTCGGTCATAATGAGCTTTTTTTGCTGAATTTTAATCACAATCTCACCGTTTTGGATCTGCTCCGCAATACGCATGACCTCCTCCCACTCTGGCGGGATCTCTCGCATGACTCGTGTTGGGTTTTGATTCATAGGAGTTCGATGACTTCGGGTTTAGTCATGCCTTCGGAGCGAAGCCCGAGGACGAGGAGGACAAAGGCGTCCGTGAGGTCGTCGTGTTCTTCGATACCGAAACCTGTTAATTGTGTGATCAAGTCCTCGGCTCCTTTGCGCGGGAAGAGCACGGTGCCGTCTTGGATGAAAAGCGCTGCAGCTCTCAAGCGTGCGCGTTTGTCGGTGCCGACGCGCATTTCTTGGGCAGGTATGCCGTGCCGAAGGGCTTCTTGCACGGCCGCGATCTGATAGGCGACGGCTTCGATAAAGAACATCGGGAGCGCGTAGGTGCCGACTGCCGCGTTCATGCTTTTGAATGTTTGGATCGTTTCGTAAAAAGAAAGGTGCGCGTTGGTCGGTCGCGGGAGGATGTAGAGTTTTGATGTCCCCTCTTCAACGGTGATAACGCCCGCAACCATTGCCGTGAAGTCCGCGGTTTGTTTTTTGCTGATGGCAAGGTCAACGCCGACGCCGCTGCGGTGGAATGGATTGAAAATGACGAGCTTGGTTTCGGGATCTCGTTTGATCTCGGGGAGCTTGTCGTAGTAGAGCAACCACTCCTCTTTCACCTCTTGACCTTCTGGCGGGACGACTTTGAGGCAATACTCGCGGAGCCATGCCGTGATGCCGACCTTGCCGCGCTGTTTGTCGAGTGCCGCTTGAGTTGGATATTTGCCTTTCCAGGTGCAGTGCTCCCAGCCGTCGCCGTCTTTGAAAATTGCGTACTCTCGATGCTCAAAGAGATTATCCGCTTTGAGCCGCGCCATGAGCGCGTCGTTGTGCAGGACGTTTCCGACGACGATGAGTCGCGCCTTTGATTCTTCAATTGCGGGGATGAGTTCCGATCGGAGCCAGCGTTCCGTCTTATCGCGGTATTCTTTTTTCTGAACCTTTTCGAGTTCCTCGGGGTCATCAACAATGACGAGGTCTGGTCTTTGCTCGCGATGCCTTAACCCTCGGATGCGCTGCCCGCGGGATCTCCCCATGAGTCGCACGCCGTTTTTGAGGAGGAGCGAGCTCTTTGTCCATTCGCGCTGCTTGCTCACGCCTTCGCTCATGTCGCCGTAGTCAGTTTTGAGAAGCTCGTTATCCTCGAGCTCATGACGGAGGTTTGCGACGTTGAGTTTCGCTTGGTCGGTCGTGTCCGAGAATACGATGATGAATTTATTCCGTGTGTGGAGTGCCCGTTGAAGTGGAAGCGCGAGCGACGCGAAGGTACTCTTGGCGCTGCCGCGAAAACCGATCACTGAAAGAAATTGAATGAGGTCGTGGTCGAGAAGTCCAATCAGGTCTTGGTGGAAGTCTGCGGGTGTGAGCTGGAGGTAGTGCGGGAGGTAGATCAAACAAAACCCGATGAGAGTTTCGGCGACGGCAAGACGTCCTTCTTTAGTCTCGATGATCTCCTCCCAGAGTTTAGGATCGTTGAGGTAGAGGCTGAGCGTGTCCGTTTCCGATTGCGGCTGAGATTTCGGCGCGGGGAGCAGAAACCTCGGGTCTGTGATCGGCTGGTATGAATCCATAGTTTCGGAAGGCGCGGAGGATGAGGATCTTGCGCTCTGGTAGGAGCGTGTGATGTCGAATATCTATCGTTCCGAGCTTCCGCTCGAAGAGCCCCGCGTTTTGCTGCATATCGAAAAAGCGGCTCTCTGTCTCGACGATTGTCCTGCCTGCGGAGATCCGCTCGGCGCTGGGGGTTATGGGGTTGGTGAGTATTCTCATCATCTCTCGGATCACCAGCTCGTTGCGGTTCTGGATCTGCGAGAGGCGCTCCTCGACCTTTGCGGTATCGAAGCGGTGGAGCATCTCGCCTCGAACTTTGTTGATGATTCTGCCGATGTAGTGGCGCTCGAGCTTAAGCGGTTCGTCTGATTCAATGAGCGCATGCTGAATTGCCGTGGTTGTAGCCGTCGGATCTATTGTGATGATCTGCTGGACTCGCTTTTTGTGGTATTCGATTGTTTGCTCGCTATATGACGCCATACTGTTTTATACGATTCCTTCCTCGGGGTTCGGCTCATGCGGGATCGGATCTCGGATGATGTTCGGAGGCGCGATAAACGTCTCTGCGATCGTTTCGGAATCGCCTTTGAAAAAGGTCAGCACCTTTTGATGGATCTCGAGGAGGCGAGGGTTTTTGAGAAGGTCTGGATCACCTTTGTAAAGCGTGAGAATATTCTGGTGGGTTTTTACGACCTTGCGCTTCCTCATGTTCCTCTCCGCGCGGTGTGGCGCGGTCGCGAGTGGCGTGACGTAGACAATCTCGTTGTAGAGGTGAAGCCCGAGGGATTGAAAAAGGTTGATGTTGTCGCTGATGAAGTTTCGGTAGATGCCGCGTTCATCACGGATGTCGCCGAGCACGATCACAACAAAACGATTGTCCTTTAAACGATCTACGCATTGTTTGAAAATGACACGGTAGTCCTCCATGAACTCTTGGTAGGTTTGTTTTGTTGATAGATCCTCCGCGTCGCTTGAGTAGATCTCGAGGTCGTAGTATGGCGGGCAGGTGAAGATGAGATCGTAGGAATTGGTCGGCGGAATGAGCTCGTTCAAGTTCTTACTATTGCCGAGGTAGAATGTCGCCTTGTCTGCGAGGTTGAGCTCGGTGAGCTTGGCTAGGTTTGTTTCGATCTGCTCTTTGCGGATCTCTATGCCGTGGTAGGTATGGCCGAGGGCGGCCGCGACGCCTCCCCGCGCGAGCGAGCCTGCGAATGGGTCAAGAATTGATCCATTCTTTGTCGGGATAAACCATGAATAAGCGATTTCGCTCAAGACTGGATCGAAGATGCTCACGCCTTTGTTTACTCCCATCATCAAAAGGTTCTGTGTTCCTCCTGCGAGCTTGCCTTCCCGCGTCTCTGCGAGGTTTCCCAACGCTTCATGCCAGAGGTCTTTGCGCTTTTGCCAGTAGTCTTGTTTTGCGTCGAAAACGGAAAACGGCGGGATTAAAAAAAGCTCCGTGAGCAATCGCCGTGTGGGGTTGCTTTGGTAACGGGCGGCGTAGAGCATTTCCACGATCTCTTGCGCGTCGAATCCTATGGTCTGAGTGAGCGAGGCGTCGAGCGTGTTGAGTTCTTGGATGATTGTGGTGAGTTCGGACTTTTTGAATTCTTCCTGTGCGTTAAGTCGCAGGTTCGCTTGCTTTTCTTGTACGATATGAAGGTTCACGGCCACGGCGGGCACTTCGAGGATCCCCGCTTCTCGCGCCGCGTCTATCCTTCGATGGCCACCGACGATGACATTGCGGCGGTCGCCGCAGAGTTCGCATTGGTGAGCGTTGATGACTATCGGCTGGAGGAACCCATAGTCTTTGAGCGAGGCTTTGACAGTCTCGAGGACATGCGGTGATTTTTTCCTCGGGTTGTATTCGGCGACCCGTAAATCCTCGGTTTTGATGGTTTGTATATGCATAAACGTTAGTAGTGCTTACGCACGAAGGCGAGCTTGTGGTGGAGCTGCGCGGCTTGGGAGCGGAGCTCTTGGGCTTCTTTTTGGTATTTCGAGATGAACGCTGCCATCATCATTACTTCCTTTTCGATCTTGTCGCGCTGAGGGTAGAGCGGTTTTCGTTTCTCTCGATCCTCCCGAGTTGTGCTCGCTTCGAGCTTGGTGATCTCGGCTTTGAGTTCTTCGAGCTCTTTTGCTTTCGGCTCTATGGTTTTTGCGTAGTCGGTCGCGGCTCCTTCGGCGTATCGCGCGATCACGATCTTGTGTTCGGCTTCTTCCCAGAGCGTCTTGAGGAGAGAGCGTTTGAAAAAGAATTTTCGGATTGGGTTTGTCATAAAGTTTGAAGTTTCACGTGGACGGTTCCTTGCCCGCCCGTTTTAACGTAGGACTCAAACGATCCGTCGACGTTGCGGTCGTTTTTGAAAAGCGCGTCGGCTATCCCTTTCCAGATGTTGTCGGGGTCGCCGTGTGCTCCGTTTTTCCAGTAGATGGTGAGATCCATTCGCGCCCGCTGTCCTCGCTCAAGCGTAATCGGCTTTACCCCCGCCACATTAAGATGCATGATCTCTTGAGCTGAAAGAAATCCTTTGCTTGCCGCGGCCGCGAGGTAAGCGGCGCGGACGTAGTGTTTCCATGCGGCGTAGCGTTTGCCTTCCGCTCTCCAGAGGGCGTCGCGGGTGCTGCGAACGTATGGGATCGGGTTGCCGAGCGGATCTTCTTGATTTCCGTTTAGAATGAAATGAATTTGCATAATTTCCTTTAGGGTACTTGACATCTCTCTCTCTCTCTGTCAAACTTGGCTGTCGTCTCCAAAACTCGCACTAAGCGTGAGGAAGCGACGGCTCTTTTGATAGGAGTTTTTAATGAAGTCGGACGAAGTCCTGCTCGCCTCTGATCCTGAGGATGAAGAGGAAGATAATTCCTCGGATTCTGACGAAGAAGAGGAGAAACCCGAGCGTAAGGATTGGGAAACAGATCCTTACGATAGGGAAGACGAGTTGGACGAATACGACGAAACGGACGATGAGGTCGAGGACACCCCCGAAGAGGAGGAAGAACTCGACTTCGAAGAAGAGGAAGACGACGAAGACGAAAGTTAGTCGTCTTTAAGTCTCTCCTTCTTCACCAAAAACACCCCATCAGGGTGCGGGCATTAAGCCCACAAGGGGAATACCATTGTGTATTCCCTCTTTTATTTCAAAGAACTTTTCCCTCGAGCAAATCAATGACGTACTCTAACTCCTTTTTCGTGCATTTGCTCATGTGCATCTTTGGCGCGTAGCGCTTGAGCCAGGCGTAGCGCTCAACCTTGTTCGGGAAGATCTCCTCTAGGAGCGCGTGAGCTTTGCCGCGCAGGAGCTGGTAAGAATTGATTGCTCGGATTTTGTGATCGGGTCTAATCATAGTCGGATGATGTTCCGCCAGCCCGCCGTTGGCTTGTGCGGCTCGAGCGTCTTCGCTCTCTTCTGCCGCGCCACGCACGGGCGAGCGGGATTATTATGCTTTGGTGGTCAAACTCCTCTCATAACGCTTCCTGACGTTTTTAACGTGGTGTCTACGGGTGAGTCCTATGCGGTCATGGTCTTATAGGGCGATGCGAGCTTTTGTGCGAGGGCTGCTTTGAGCTTGTCGAGTTCCTCTTTGATCCTCTGCGGATTCGGCGCGTCTCGACCTTTTGGGTTAGCGCCTGCTACGCGGTAGGAGCTCAAGTCATGCCAGAAGTTCGGGTCGTTTGCCATGCGGTTTTGCAGGCCGTTCAAAACTCCCGAGGAAAGAAAGGTGCTGATGCTTGGAGAAAAGCCTTTGAAGCTTGGGTGGTTGAGGAAATACACGCCGAGCTGCTCGAGGGTTTGCGCTCCGATGATCTTGAGCACCCTCTGGAGATTCCTGCCGTCCTGCCCTGTGATGATGGGCTTTTCGATCCTGCGGGCTGCTTTCACGTTCTCGTACCAAAACGCTACGAATTGACTGTGGGCGCTTGGAATCTTTGGCGTTATTGGCGTCTTTGGGGGCTTTTGATACCCCTCGTTTTTAGGGGTTTCTGCGTTCGATTCTCCGCTAATCTTAGGGCTTTCCTCTGAATTATCCCCACGATCAATAGTTTTGATAGGGGTATCTTTCGTTTGAGTGTCTTTTTTTGAGTTATCCCCAGCAACCGAAGTTTCGGTTGCAAGTATATATTTTGTAATAAGGGTTTCTTTTGTCGTGTCGGCTTTTCCGCCCGCCGACTTTTCCGTAAGGTCATCGTTTTTGCCCGTGTTATCCCCAACCTTACGACTTTCCCGAAAGGTATCGAATATGGTTGCAGGCGGTCTGAAAGTATTAAATCGGTAGTAGATCCTGCCGCCTAGTTTTTGACGGTCTTGGGCGGTATCTAAGCGGTTGCCTTTTGCGTCGAGTGCTTCGATGAGGTTTTTCTTGATGAGCGAGTCTACAGCCGCTGCTATTGCGTCCTGTTTGCGTCCTGCCTTCTTCATGAGTTGATAACGGCTGATCCAGTCCTTTTCTTTTCTGGCGCCTGTTTCGGGGTTTTCGATCCAGCCGAGAGTCTGCCGCACAACCACGAGCAACACGCGAAGCTCGGTGTCTTTGAGCTTCGGCATCCATTCATCGAGGATGACGTTCGGGACTTGGGTTGTGTTGGGGATTGCTTTTGACATGGTTAAAAAAGAGGCGTCATTGATGCCCTCATGACCTCCCTCTCGGCTAATTTCAGGTGTTTGCATGCGTGTCGGAATTGATAGCTTGGGCAGTCGCAGATGAGCCCGTATTCGGTCTCTACGGCGTTGTAGTAAATGCCGCGCTTGGTTTTGCTCGGGTAGGTGTGGATCTTCTTGCGCTCGATAATGCTCGGTGGTTCTCTCGTGCCGTCAAACGTCGGGTATCCCATCGCTACGCGCCATTCGTCCATGTTCATTTTCCGCCTCACCGCGACACTTTCAAGGGTTGGGAAGAATCTGTTATCTTCATTGAACTTGCGGCGGCAACGCTCGACGCTCGTTGCAATTTTTATGGGATCGTAGGGTGGTTTTTCAAAGCTGCCACTGTTATTCCGAAAAATCGAACACAAAACGCGCGTAAGCTCCGCGTCGGAGTTGCGCGTTTCAGTATGCACGCTCAGGACGTGTTCGACCTGAGCTTTAAGGGTTTTTATTTCTTCGTAGCTTGTCATAACGTGTGTGGCATGGAACACACAATCGAATCCAGTCTGATAAATCTCTCGTGTACTGTCCGCTTTTGTTCGCCCAGTTGATTTGTCTGCCTGTTGCTTCGCGCCCGCAAAATTCACACCTACTCGGTTTGCCAAGTCGTTTTTCTACCCAAGTGTGCAAACTTCGATATTTCACCCTGTTGCCTTTCCAGTTGTAATGTCGTTCTCCTCGCTGCCAGAGCTGATATATGCCTCGCATCGCTTCATGATTTCTTCTCAATGCTTCAATACTTGCTTGCGGCACCTTGCCTTTATGTGCAAGGCTCATCCTCAATCTTGTCTCCAGGCTTGGTTTCAAGCCTTTATGGCCTTCGCTGATTTTTTTCCTCGTCTCTTCACTTCTCTTTTTTCCGAAGTTGGAACGACGGATCTTCTCAATGGTTTCTTCTGAGAATGGTTTGCGCGGGTAAACTCCTGTTGGCATATTCGATTCGCTTCTTATTCCAGCCCTCGTCTTTGTGAAGGGCTGGAGAAAAAACTAACGTGGTTTAGAATCCTGCCACCTTTGCGCAGTGCGGCCATTTTTGCCGCGCTTCTCCTCGCGCCATTGCTTTGATCGCTTCCTCGATGTTTGCCTCGTAATCCGTCCGCGCTTTGCGGTGGATTTTGAAACTATCGGTGTTCATCCAAGTCGCAATCAAAAACTGGTAGACGCCGAGCGCGGTTGATCCTTCTTGGTTCGGGCGCAGGTTATCGAATCCGCTTTCACACTCCGCGACTTTAAGCGCCTTCGCTTCATTCACTCCGTATCGTTTGGCGGCCTCTCTGATCTCTTGTTTCACCACTTCCACAGGTACTCGCTCGTTGTAGGCGTAGGTCTTGGCTGGTTTCGTTATCTGAACTATTGCCTGCGCTTCCGTAGTTCTCTCGATCTGTCGTTCTGTGATGACGCTGAAGTATCCGATCACGGCGGCGGCTGCCATGATTGCCGTGAGGATGGTGTAGGTTTTGTACATGAATCGTTTTGTCCTGCGCTGTTTGGTGAGATACTTGCCTCGGGTCGCCGCAACGCGGGGCAGTGTAAGAGCATGGGTGTATTCCATAGGTTTTGTTTTTGTTTAGTTTTTAATTATTGCCTCGGCGGGTTTGCTCCGCGGGGTGGAGTTTCTTGATTCCCCCACCCCGCGGTGGCACGTCGAGCATGGTAGCTAGTTGTAACGTACGCACTGACTGGTATGGCTGCCGTATTGTCCGCACTCTGGGCAAACTTCCAACGGCATGTGCTTGCCTCGTTTTTCTTCCGTCGCTTGCTCTTGGCGGCTTGGTTCATCTATCCTCTCACCGTTAAAAAACATGCGTCCGTCTTTCGTAACAAGTAAGCAGTTCATACGCTTTTGCCGTTTCCGTTTACTACGGCTTTCGCCACGAGCCGCTTCTTGCCATCGGGGAGATCTACTAATTCCGCGACTCCGAGTGTTATCGCTTCCAGTCCAATACGCTTGTAACCGTTCATGATCTCCTCGGGTTTCATGTCGCCGATTGCGGTGATGCTCGTAGTTCCGAAAACCTTATCAAGGAGATCGAGTTTGAGCTGCTTGTCTTTGCCTGTGCTGCCAGGTGCGATGCGAATGAGAAGCCCGTCGAGTTCCTCAAGCGCCTTGTCGCGATCTCTCCGCCAGGTCATTCTGTCCTCCTCGGTCTTGAACATGAGCGCGGTATCTCCTTCGGGCGTGAGGAAAACGTCCTTTTCGATCGGGTTCTCAAGAATTGATTCGATGGCGGGGGCGAAGTCTTCGTAGACGGGATTTTCAAAGGTTTTACCGTCGAGAAGCCTTGAGCGGTCTTTGATGACCGTTGCCTCGCGCCATACCTTCTTCCCATCGCCGATCACTTTCTCGAAGCGCTCCATGAGGATGAGGATGTCTGGCTCGTAGGCGGTTTCACCTTCAACCTTCATCTTGATCCCCGTCTTGATGAGCTCTTTTTTGTGCGTGTCTGGATCCTCCTCGTGGTCATATTCGTATCCTGCCCTGCCGTTCATGATGATGTGGTAGGGATCAGACACGAAGACATCTGAAAACTCGCGCTTCCATGTCGGCTTGATGATTCCCCAGTCTTGAAACTGGAGACGGGTGCGGTTCACTTTCCGCGCGTATGCTTGCATGTATTCCTCCCAGATGTGCGAGATCGAGTCTATGATGAGGATGTCCGAGATTCCTTCGCGCATCTTGCGCATGGTCATTGCGAGATCTGCGAAGGTTTTCGATTCGCGAACGATGACGTGAATGTTCGCTTCGTCAAAGACTGGCTTTAAGAACTTTGAGCTCTTTTCGGTATCGAAGATCACGACGGGTTTCTTGCTTTTGATTCTGTCGTGGATCCCTCGAGCGATGAGCGCGGCCGTGTAGGTCTTGCCCGTTCCCGCGAAGCCCTCTATCGCCGCTTTGAAGAAGGGCTTCGTGTTGCCGATCGGAGTGAAGAAGGGGTCGGCGACCTTCTGCTCGGCGGCTTTTGGAGCCGTCTCGAGCTTTGCCTGCGTGGGTTGGTTTGTCATAGGTGTCGTGTTTACCCCGTAGTGTCCGCCTCTGGCGGTCTACTACTGGGGCTTGACTCCCTGAAAAATTCGAGCGATAATGGTGTTAGATCGCAGCCATTACCGCGGACTTCTCTAGGGAAGTTCGCTTTTTTATTGCCATCTCGACTAATTCATGCCGCGCCTCGACAAGCGTTTCCCCTTTCCCACAAACGGGACAAAGAGATCCGAGCTCGTCGTGCTTGCACTCTCCGCACCAGCCAATCCAGCCGCACCCGCTGCAGGCGAGGCTAAAAAAGGGCATGTCGCAGAGTTGGTTCATGAGTCTGGCTTTGATTACTTTCATATCGTTGAGTGGTTGTGGATAACATTCGACCTTTAGGAGCTTTCGTGCTCCGCGCTGGGAGCTTCGGCGACTTACTGCGAGACGTCTCTCGGCTAACTGCGACTACGTTCCCAGCGCGAAAATCAAAAACCCCGCCTTTCGGCGAGGTTTTTCCTCATTCTGCGCTAATTCTAGCGTCAAATTCTACTCATTAAGCCCCATGGCACTTCTTATACTTTTTCCCACTCCCGCACGGGCAGGGGTCATTGCGTCCTACTTTGTGTCCGTCAGGGTGCGCTGCATCGGTAACGGTAGCCTCTTTGGGGCCCCCCTCTGAAGCAAGGCCTGAAAGCCCTTTCTGCATTTCTTTTGCAGGTCCTGAAAGGATAAGCTGGTTGCGGGATGCGCCTAGCCGTTCGGCAAGCGCTTGGGCAGGGGCAATCTTAAATATCGAATAAGCGATTTCCTTCCGAATAATGGAGAGTAGTTCTGTAAACATGCGGTATGCCTCGCGCTTGTATTCCACGAGCGGATCGCGCTGGCCGTATCCGCGTAGCCCAATGCCGGTGCGGAGGTGGTCCATGCTATCGAGGTGCTCGATCCATATGGTATCAATCGCACGGAGCATGAGTGCCCGCGCGATACTGGCAAATGGATCAGTCTCGGCAGGAAGGCCGGGATTGGATGCGCGCATGCCCGTACGCACGCTGTCTCCCAGCGCGGTAAAACGCTCTCGAATATGTTTCATCAAGTGCTCGATAATCGCCGTGCGCACACCGGCATCATGGTCGTGCTCTTTTCCTTCGGTAATGCGGTCAATGGCAAACCGCGTTTCAATGGGGAATGGCACGATGCTGTCGGCTGATTCGTAAACTTCGTCAAGATTGAAATCCCCCTCTCCTTGCGTGGTGGTATGGTAGGAAACAAGCGAAGTAATCTCTTCTTCAAGCATGGGCATGACTAATCCTTCAGGCTTTTCGGCATCGAGAATTTCCTTTCGTTTGCGGTAAATAACCTCACGGTGCTTATTAATCACATCGTCGTATTCAACCAGATGCTTGCGAATGTCGAAATTATGCCCTTCTACTTTTTTCTGGGCAGATTCAATGGAGCGGGATACCATAGAATGCTCGATCGGCACATCGTCAGGGAGCCCCAAACGTTCCATCACGCCCTTCATACGATCAGAGCCGAAGATGCGCATGAGATCATCTTCCATGGAGAGGAAAAATTGGGTAGACCCCGGATCGCCTTGCCTGCCGGCGCGCCCTCTCAGCTGGTTATCGATGCGCCGCGCCTCATGGCGCTCGGTGCCGATGACATGGAGGCCCCCAAAAGCCTTGATTGCCTCCGCTTCGATGGGATCAAACGGGTTGCCGCCCAAAATAATATCAACACCGCGCCCTGCCATATTTGTGGCCACCGTGACTGCTCCCTTTTTCCCAGCCTGGGCGATGGTGCGCCCCTCTTCTTCGTGGCGTTTCGCATTGAGCACGGCATGGGGTATACCTTCAAGGCTGAGCTGCCGCGAGAGGTGCTCATTTTTTTCAATAGACACGGTCCCGATAAGTACCGGCTGCCCTGCCTCATGGCGCATCTTCACTTCTTGGACGATGGCACTCCATTTTGCATCAGAGGTTTTATACACGCGGTCAGCCATGTCTTTGCGCACCATGGGGCGGTTCGTGGGAATCACCACGACGTCGAGGCGGTAAATTTTACTGAATTCTTCCGCTTCGGTGAGTGCGGTGCCGGTCATGCCCGAGAGTTTCTCGTACAGGCGGAAATAATTCTGGAAAGTAATGGTAGCCAGCGTCATGGATTCGCGCTGGATCTTCACTTTTTCTTTTGCCTCGATCGCCTGGTGGAGCCCCTCAGAAAAACGCCTGCCGTACATAAGCCTGCCGGTGAATTCATCCACGATAATGACTTCATCATCCTTAACGACATAGTCCTTATCAAGGGTGAAGAGCGCGCGTGCGCGCAAGGCTTGCTCAAGATGGTGGACCATCTGGACCCCGCCTTCGGCATAGAGATTGGGGACATTGAGTGCCTTCTCCACCTTATGGATCCCCTCTTCCGTAAGCGTGGCAGTGCGGAGTTTTTCATCGACATTGTAGTCAGGCCCTTCCTGCAGGGTGGTGACAATATCGGCAAAACGGTAATAGAGGTCAGTCGATTCTTCCGCAGGCGCTGAGATAATAAGAGGGGTGCGCGCTTCATCGATAAGGATAGAGTCAACTTCGTCGACAATCGCAAAATAAAGTCCGCGCTGCGACATTTGCACCGCTGCGGTGACCATGTTGTCCCTCAGGTAATCAAACCCGAATTCATTGTTGGTGCCATACGTGATATCCGTCGCATACGCATCTTTGCGCGGTACTGGCCTTAACCGGTCCATATCGACAGAAAATTTTCCCAGCTCCGTACGTACCGGGATCTCCTCATGCTCGGCTCCCTGGCTCTGGGGCAGCGGTTCGCTTGGCGCAGTTGCTTTGGCCTCAGGGTCGTACACATAAGAGACCATTTGCTGCTGAGTGCATCCCACCGTGAGGCCGAGGGAGTGGAAAATCTTTCCCATCCAGGAGGCGTGGAGGCGGGCAAGATAGTCATTGACCGTAACAAGGTGCGCGCCCTTACCGTTCAAAGCATTCAAATACAGTGGCAGGGTGGCGGTAAGCGTTTTCCCTTCTCCAGTGCGCATCTCGGAGATCTTGCCGCGATGAAGCGCGAGTCCCCCGATGAGCTGCACATCAAAATGCCGCTGGCCGATAGTGCGCACCGCCGCCTCGCGCACCGTGGCAAACGCTTCAGGCAGAAGGTCATCAAGCGTTTCCCCTGCAGTGAGTCGCGTTTTATATTCGGTAGTTTTTTCGCGAAGCTGGGTATCAGAAAAAGCCTTGAAGGTGGGTTCGAGGTCATTGATTGCTTTCACGATTTCGCGCGCTTCGCTTAAGAATTTTTCGTTCGGATCGCCAAATAGCTTAGATAAAAAAGACATATGATAGGCAATGATACCAAACGATTGTACTGGAAAATCAGCTAAAAAGCAATGAAACCCGACATTATATCGGGTTTCATGAATATATAGGAATTCGTTTTGATTATTTCGCGTTCAAATACCCAATCATTTTATACACAAGAGCCATACAACCAGACACTAAAAAAGTACTAAGCAGCGATTTTATATGGTTCATTATCAGCGGTCATGGTTTGTAAGTTTTCTCTTGACGCGTATTCTTTAAGCTGCCCCTCTGAAATACCCACCTCATGCGCCGTTTCCGCGTAATCAAGGGGCACAAATGATTGTCGCATGGTAAAACCGAGGCGAAACTTGCTCATCGATGGCGTGAGGTACCAATTGTCTGGCTTTTCATTATTTTGTATGCACTGCACACACATCCTTACCTCTTCAACATACCTTTGTTTCATGATCATTTCCCATGTTTTTTCACTAATACCGAGGTCTTCCCACGTCAATTTTTTACTTCTTACTATATCATTATGCAACTGTTCACCTTCAACAGGGTTGGCATAGGCGTTCTGTAATTTTTCCCACCTCGCTGTGCTTTCATTTATATATGCCTCATGTTCAAGGTGTCTGAACTCCTTCTCCCCTTCCTTGAAACCCAATGCCTTGAAATTTTTAAATCCCTGGTGCTGGAATGCCCAATCGATTTTGAAGCAAGCAAGGGTATCGCCTTTTCGTGCAAGTA